CTGGTTCATAACCAGTGTTTGTCGAAGGTTCGAGTCCTTCTGTTCCGATTTCCCTGATGGGGACATATAAGAATCCTTTCTCAAAAAGAATACTACATTTTCCGCAAGAAGACATCTGGCAATGCTGGGTGTCTTTTTGTGTACTCAAAAATAACAACAGAACAAAGGAAGGTGAGGTGATTGGCAAACAATGAAAACTTAGTGCCTTTTGACAAACGAAGCGAGAGTGAAGTGAGAGAATACGCCAGAAAAGGCGGCCAGGCATCCGGGAAGGCAAGGCGGCGAAAAGCAGAGTTCCGGAAGACGTTGAACGCCCTGCTGACAGCGGAAATTGACAACCCGGAGTGGAAACCGTTCCTGGAGTCGATCGGCTTGGACTGTACACTTGAATCTGCGATGCTGGCGGCTCAGATCCGGGAAGCGATGCAGGGAAACACCAAAGCCGCTTACTTCGTGGCTCAGTATGCAGGGCAGAACGGGGCGGCAGAGGAGGACATCCGCAACAAGGAAGCAGATACAGAGCTTAAGAAAGCGAGGAAACAGGCAGTCACAGGTGAGAATGAGACGGACGAGGCACTTGAGAAGCTGGATGCGATACTGAAGGAGGTGCGTGACAATGCAGTTGAGCAAAATGCAGAATGAATACATCGTGAACGCAACGCACCGCTGGAACATTAAATCCGGGGCAGTACGTTCCGGGAAGTCTTTTGTAGATACGGCTTTTGTCATTCCCTTCCGGATCCGTGAGAGGGCGGGAAAACCGGGGCTGAATGTGATCCTTGGCGTGTCGAAGGAATCCATCGAGCGAAACGTGCTCCAGCCGATGCGTGAGATCTATACCGATAAGCTGGTCGGCAACATCAACAACCGAAACATTGCAAGGGTATGCGGTGAGGATGTCTACTGCCTGGGGGCGGAGAAGGTCAGCCAGGTTGCCAAGATCCAGGGTGCGAGCATCAAATACTGCTACGGGGATGAGATCGCCAAGTGGAACAAAGAAGTGTTCCAGATGCTCAAATCACGACTCGATAAGCCTTACAGCTGCTTTGACGGGTCATGCAACCCGGAGCATCCTACCCACTGGCTGAAAGAGTTCCTGGACACACCGGAGCTTGATATCTACCTGCAAAAGTACACGATCTTTGACAACCCGTACCTGGATCCGGCTTTTGTGGAACAGCTCTGCAGGGAATACGAAGGCACGATCTACTACGACCGCCTGATCTTAGGACTCTGGAAGCGTGCAGACGGTTCGATCTACAAGAATTTTGCAGACCACCCGGAAGCGTTCCGGTGCGGGATCGTAGAACATCCCGGAAGCAGCCCGGACTGCAAGGAGTTTCGGAAGCAGGACCTTGTATCCATCGAGATCGGTCTGGACTTCGGCGGCAACAAGTCCGGCCATGCGTTCGTGGCAAGAGGGTACACGGACAATTACCGGGATGTGATCGCCCTGAAATCCCGCCGGGTCATGGCAAAAGAGAAAGACGACCCGATCGACAGCAACCGTCTGGATCAACTGTTCTGTGATTTCGTGCAGGATGTGATCGACCAGTATGCGGATGTTGTAAGACACTGGGATACCATCGAATACTGCAACGTAGAAACGGTCTTCTGGGACAATGCAGAAACCGTGCTGGGTAATTCCATCCGGAACGCGGTCGAGAAGCGTTTCCCGTGGATCAGCGTGAAACCGGCAAAGAAGAAACGTGTAAATGACCGTATCAATGCGACCGTCAGGCTTATGGGAGCCGGGCGGTTTTTTCTTACAGACGACTGCGAGAGCCTGGAAACAGCATTTTCGGATGCGGTCTGGAACAGGGAGGAACAGGATGATGAGCGGCTGGACGATGGCAGCACGGACATAGACAGCCTGGATGCGTTCGAGTACACCATAGAACGCGACCTGAAGGAACTCATCCAGGAGGTGGAGGATGTTTGATTTTGCAAAACGGATATGGAGAGAGGTGAGGAGATTGTTTGATTATACGACACTGAAAACAGCCCTGGGGCGTGAACTGACGCTGTCACAGTCCATGGTCGAAGCCCTGGAAAGCTGGGGCGGCATGATGGACGGGAAGGCACCGTGGTGCGTGGACCCGGTGGTGTCGCTTCGGATTGAGTCCGGTATCTGCCGCGAATTTGCGGATGCGGTGCTGGTTGAGATGGAAAGCTCCATCCTGAACAATGACCGGCTGGATGCGGCTTACCAGAAGGGGCTGTTAGACCTGAATGAGAACCTGCAGGACGGTCTTGGTTTCGGCTCTTTTATCCTGCGGCCGCTGGGGGCAGACAGGACAGAGTTCGTCACAGCTGATAAGTTCGTGCCGGTCCGCTTCGATGATTCCGGGAAACCGGTCGATGTTGCTTTTCTGACCGTTAAGCGGGTGGGGGAATATGACTATTACACGAAAATGGAGCGTCATTACTTCACGAACGGAAACCTGACGATCGAAAACAAGTGCTACCATTCCCTTGACCGGAATCACCTTGGTACACCATGCAGCCTGGATGCGGTGGACGAATGGGCAGACATCAACCAGGGTCCGGTGACCTATCCAGGAATGGACCGCATGGACTTCGGGTACTACCGCAACCCACTCAAAAACCGGATTGACGGTTCATTCTGTGGGGTGTCAATCTTTGACGCTGCTGCCGACCTGATCCGCAAGGCAGACATCCAGGCGGCAAGGCTCGACTGGGAGTATGAATCCGGCGAGCGTGCCGTGCATGTGGATGAACGTGCACTGAAACGCGGAAGCAGGGGCACACGGATGGCACAGCTGAACAAACGCCTGTACCGCGGCCTGAACATCGAGGACGGCAAGGATAAGGAACTGCTGCGGGAATATTCCCCGGCGATGCGGGACGCTTCCTATATTGCCGGCCTTGAGAAGTATTACCGGAACATTGAGTTCACAGTCGGGCTTGCCTACGGTGACCTGTCAGACGTTCAGGAGGTATCCAAGACAGCGACTGAGGTACGTGTCTCGAAAACACGGAAATACAACCGTGTGACAGCGATCCAGGAGAACCTGAAAGAATGCCTGGAGGATTATGCCGCTGCCCTGGCGTTCTATAACAGCATGTACCATTCCGGTTATGAATTTGCCTGCAAGTTCAACGATTCCATCCTGACGGACGAAGACTCCGAACGGCAGCAGGACCGCCAGGACGTTTCTATGGGTGTGATGTCTGCGGTTGAATACCGCATGAAGTGGTACAACGAGGATGAGGCGACAGCCAAGAAGAACCTGCCAGTGCAGAACAACGTGATGGAGTGATGCCATGGCGAGCAAAAAGGAGAAACCGGATAAAGAACGGATGGGGCTGGTTGCGGAGAGGATCTGGCGTGGTGCAGAGCTGCGTATCATGGAGGATGTTGTCCGCAGGATAAAAAAAGCCGGCGAGATCACATCAACGGCAGACTACCAGATCAACCGCCTGATCGAGATGGGCAGATCCCGGGAGGAAGTCGAGCGGATCATCAAAGAATCATTGGATGCGACCTGGTCGGAAATGTTTGAAATGTATGACAAGGTGGCTGAATGGGAATATGTCCGCAACCAGGAAGTCTATGAGCAGATCACGGACGAGTTTATCGCACCGGAGGATAACGAGTGGCTCATACAGCTGACAGAAGCCATAAGGAAACAGACACAGGACACCATGGTGAACTTGTCCCAGAGTTGCGGATTTTCGGTCATGATGGGCGGCAGGCGTGTATTCACACCATTTGCCGAGTACTACCAGAAATACGTGGATACGGCCATACAGGACGTTGTGACAGGTGCCACGGATTACAACTCTGCCGTCCGCAAAGTCGTCACCCAGATGACGAACAGCGGGCTTCGGGTGGTGGATTACGCTTCCGGCCACACCAACCGGGCAGACGTAGCAGCCCGCAGAGCCGTCCTTACAGGCGTGAACCAGATCACGGCACAGATCAGTGAGCACAACGCAGAAAAACTCGGCACAGACCAGTTTGAAGTGTCCTGGCACCCATGTGCGAGGCCGGATCACCAGACATGGCAGGGCAAGGTGTTCAGCAAGGAAGAACTGCGGACGGTTTGCGGATATGGAAGCGTCACAGGGTTGTGCGGTGCCAACTG